AGGGTCGGCATCAGGTTGTTGAGCGTCCCCGGTGAGACCTGGAAGCGGACCTTGTTCGAGACGATGCTGACGTTGACGATCTTGAAAGGGTGGACGACAGGCAAGGCTTCCTTGGGGAAAGGGTCTGCCGTGTTCAACGTGAAGCCGTAGCCGCCCGACGTGAAGCCGTAGCCTGAGCCTGGTTGAATCCTGCTCATGCGGTGGCGTAGACTTCGGCCGGGTAGCCTTCGCGGTTGAAGCGCAGCTCGTAGTTGATCTTGTAGATTTTCGGGGTGCCGCCCGACTGCACGCAGTAATCCTCAAAGGACACCTGCGAAAGCATCAGGGTGTTTCGGGTGGAACCCTTCACCGAAGCGGTGAACGTCGTGCCGACATGGTCGGGCAGCAGTTTCGTCGATGAGAAACTGTTTGAGCCGCTGGTCTTGCCGACCGCGTTCTTGAGGTTGGTAACGACTCCGCTGCTGGTGGTGTAGATGCAACCTGAGAAAGAAGTGGTCGGAGCCAGGTAATGACTTTTTCCGTAGAAGTATTGCTTGTCGGCGGTCGATGAGTCGAGGAAGCCGACGAAGCCTCCGGCGTTGGTTGCCGATCCGTTGAAATGAGCACCGAATACGCCGCCGACCTTGTATTCCTGTCTTATCGTCGATGTCGTAAAGGTGGTCCCGTTGCCGGCGATGGCGGTCGAAAAGCCTGTCGAAGGACCAAAGAAGTTAGGGTGCGTCGTGATGTGCTCAGAGGTCAGGCCGAGAGATGCCGTCACGTTCGGCTGTGTGGTCGTTCCGTCGATGCCGACGTAATCAGCGACGACCTCGTCGAGTTCCAGGGTCTTGCGCGTCAGGGTGAACTTATGCACGAATAGGTCGGAGTATTGCGGGTGCACCTGTCCGCCGACTACGGCAGTCCCTCCGACGGACTTGTCGAGCAGATAGATGGCCCTCGCCGTCAGCAGGCCGTAGCCATCCGTCTCATAAGTCGAGCCGGGTTGGACGAACTTGGAAGTCAGGGCGTTTCCTGTTTTTACGATGGCCATGGTTATTTGTTTTTGGTCACGATTGCGGCGCGGGAAGGTGATGCGTTGGCGGGCGTCTGAGGCGTTGCGCCGGAAGCCGTGACGTCTTTGTAGGTCGCGGCGTATCCGAACTTGGCGGCGATGATCTCAAGCTGGGTAAGTGAAGCCCTGGCTATGACTTGTTGCTCCTGTAATGCGGTCACCACGGGATTCTGTCCGACTCCGATGACGTTGCCGGAGACGGAGTTTGTTCCAAGATTAGAAAAGGTCTTTGACTTTTCCTGCTCTGCTTTCCTTTTTTTATTGGCAGCATCAATTTCAGCCTGCTGTGCTAGCTCTATGTTGCGCTGATTCTGCTTACGCATTTCTGGTGTGATTTTCCTGTCTTCTAGCCTGACAATCTCGTCTTGAATCTGATTCATCATCGCCAATCCTGAAATGAACTTTTCCTTAACCGAAGGGATATTCATACCCAACTGAAATCCTGTTCCACCTTTTGAGATTTCTCGATTTACGATCGCTTGCCCTTCTGGGGTGTTCATGAGATAATATTTAAACATCTCATTCTTGCCGGCACGTTCTTCTTTCTGTGCCTTGTTAAGTTCCATCTGCAACCTCAACCGAGCGGCCAAGCTTTTTTCTTCTGCGCTGCCATACCTTGTGGACGAATCTGCTAATTTTTCAAATCCATCTGAGGCAAGTTTTTGAGCTTCGGCTATCTTGTCTGAGAAATAAGAAATGGCCGCATTGACCAAAGCCATAGGAGCGAAAAACCCCAGGAAGATGTCCTTGAAGGACGTGCTGAACTTGCGCTGGATGTCCTCGACCTGCTTGCCGAAGGACACCGTCGCAGACTTGGCCTTGTCCATGGCCTTCGGGACGTCCGACGTCGTCTTGATGTTAAGCTCCAGGGATTGCGCCATCGTCGGGTGTTTCCTTTGCCGGATTGGAAGCCGACGCCGCCGCCTTCTCGCGGGCTTCCTCCTCATCCATGAAGGCCTCCTCCTCGGGCGACATGATGGACACGTCAGCCCCTTTGTGGATCGCGAAGGCCGAGTTCAGCCAGATGGCCTGACACTCGGGCATCTCCCACGCCCGCTTCTCGTCGATGCCGTTGGCGATGAGGTTTGCCACGATGGACAGCGGCCAAGGCACGCCCTTGTCCCCTCCGCCCGACTTGGTCTTGGTCTGTTCCCAGAACTTCGGCCAGTCCTGGACGAGGACGTAGCCGGCGAAGGCTTCCAGCAGCCGTTCGAACTTGGCCGGATTGCGGGCCAAGGAGCCGAGCCTCAGCTGGTCCATCAGGCCGATGCGCCCGCCCAGCGGTTCCTCGGCGCACACCTGGCAGGCGAACAGCAGGTCGGCAGGGGATACCGCCCGCCCGCCCGTGACCAGCGGGGAATCCAAGGCCATCAGACGGACGCGGTATTTCAGGCAGAACGGATAAAGCGAACGACCCAGCAGCCGAAAAGGCGCCGGGTCGACGTAGGCGTTCAGGAAGCGGCGGTCCACGCCGTCAAGCCTATGCCCCTTGCGGGGAGGTCAATCAGGGAGTGATGCCTTCGTAGTCGACCGCCGTGATGCTGACCGACGTGAAGCCCTTGTTCGAGCCCTTGTCGTCGATCTTGGTGATCGTGCCGGAGAACGAAGCCGAGGCGGAGCCGCTGGGGTAGGCCGACGCGGTGTTGACCGTGAAGGAAAGGGTTGCGCCGAGGACGGGCATCGTGCTCGTCTTGGCGATGCCTTCGATGGTGATTTCCGTCTTACGGTCGTCGTAACGGGCCGTCTTGGTCAGGCCGTCTTCGTCGGTCACGGTGGCCTCGCTGTTGAACGAGGACGACAGGGAGTAGGACTGCACGAACAGGTTGGCGACGGTGCCGGCGATGCCGTAGATGCAGGTGGTTCCGGTGGAGATAGCGGCCATTTGTATTTGCCCTCTTTGGAAGCGTCAAGCGGCGGGCAGGACCACCAGCACGTCGAAGGAGAAGGCCGTCGCCCAGGAGCGTTCGTCGATGCCCTCGTCCTCGGAGTTCATCGTCACGTCGTAGCAGGACGCGTCCGCCGAGGCCGTGAAGGCCGCCTTGATGCTGGTCAGGTCGCGCATATTGCCGGACAGGGCGGCGCAGCGGGCGCGGTGATCCGCGAGGGTCGTGTCGTCGGCGTTCGAGAAAAGGGTGATGCGGACGGAACAGGAGTAGTTCCCTGCGCCCTCGGGCAGGTCGGCAGGAGCGCGGGCGGAGTCGCAGAGGACCACGGCCTTGGGCAGGGTCTGGGTCGCGGAGCTGTCCCCGGTCAGGAAGGTCACGGTGGTCAGCCCGGTCTGGGTCGAGAGGTAGGTGGCCAGGGTGGCCTCGACGATGTGCCTGATGCTCTTGGTGCCCATTTCCTTTGCCCGTTATGGGAGGGTCAGCGGATGCGCTTGCGGCGGTTCGTGCTGTTGATGGTGTCGCTGAAGTGCGTCTCAAAACGCCCCTTCATCTGCTTCACGCGGTTGCCGTAGACCAGGCCAAGGGTGTCCGCCTCAATGGCGATATTGTTGACGTTGCCCTGGGTGTTGACCACGGAGATTTCAACGACCTTTTCATTGGCGACCGTATTGCTTCTTCCGACGACCGAAGTATGGCGCCTGATCCATGCGGGCTTGGTCAGCTCGACGCCGGCGTTCTTAGGGACGCCTTTGATGATGGGCTTAGGCAAGGAAAGCATCGCCATGAGCCAGCCAGACTTGATGCGACCGACCATCTGCTGCCGTTCGATGATGTAGTCCTGCAAGTCCTTCTTGCTTTCGACGAGCATCGGCACCTTTACCGGGCGTGTCTTCATCGGGATGCGACCTCCGAACCGTCCCTTGATTTGATTATGCGGGGCCTTGAACTCGTAGACGAATCCCTGCGTGCCGTAGTCGGTGCGGATGGGGTTGGTCGTGTTGTAATAGTTCTTGGCCTTGGCGAAGGCTCGTTCGTAGTTCTGGTCGCCTGCGATCTTGCGGACGATGGGCGGAAGTTTGGCCACGCCGTTCAGATTGCCGGAGGAGACGATTTTCTTGAACAGCCCGAAGTCGCCCGACTTGGTCGAAAATGCCAGCTGATTGCTGAGAAGCCCTGGGGCGGACTTGCTGCTCTTGTCGTCGGCGGCCACGAACATCTTGCGGACGTCCCCTTCGACTGCGTTATTACCTGCCCGTTTGGCGTCCTTGGTCAGACCTTGGCCTCCGCCCTTGGGCATGGGAGGGGTGAAAGTGGCGGCATCTACGCAAGCAAGCGCGGCTTGTTCGAGGGCCGCGTCCCGCATGGTCAGTCCGCAGTCGGCGGCGAACTGACGCAGGGTAGCCATGAACTCCGCCTGAGACTTAGGCTCGATGCGGACCGCAAGCATGGCCTTACTGATTGTCGTCGATAACCAACAGGGTGACCCACGCCGAACCGGGCTTGTAGGTCTGGGTCGTGATGCGGACGGTCTTCCCGCCGGCTACGATCTTCTTGCCCTGCCCGAGGGAGGGGATGACGGCACCCGAGGCGATGATGGCCGCCGATGCCCCAATAGACCCGTCTGGGAGGCTCCAGGAGGCCGTTACAGCGGGGAGGCGGACAGAGTATTGGGTCCGCTCCATGTAGCCGCCTGATTCGAGCACCGTGGCCACGGCGGGGTCTGAGATAAGGCAGGAGAAGGTGATGGCCCCGGAGTTGGCCGACCCGGCCACGCCGAAGTCCGCGATCATCTCCTTCGCGTCAGCCAGAAACTCAGAGTAGAGGCTCATCTGTATTTGCCCGCTTTGGGAGGACA